TGCTGAAGCGGCATCTGTTGGGGACGCTGCGCCAGCGGCATTAAGGGGCATTTTACCTAATACACCCATAACAGCTTTACCAGTAACGGGTTGACCAGTTGATGGGTCTGTTATTTTTTTGCGTCCCGCTAATGCTCGTGCACTTGGCTTGGTTGAAGGAGGTTGCATATAATCTTGTGCAATTGTCCTATCGGTAGCTTCGTTAATTGCAAAAGTTCTAGCGGCCTCAGAAGCTGTTTGTTCTGTAATTGCTTCAACTGGGTTGGAATTACGTGAACCACGTCGACGCCTGCTAGATGCAGCAACTTCAGTTGATACTGCTTTGTTTGCCCTAGACATTCTGCCAAACGTATCGTTAATAGTACTACGAACCGTAGTTCCGTTAATTGTAGTTTCTTTTTCTTCAAAATCAGATATTGGGGAATTTGCGCGTATTCCAACAGCAAGAAGACTGCTTTCAAGGTTTTTACGTGCGTCGTCATTTGGCAAACTTGCTAAATGTGAGTCTAAACGTTCGCGCCAATCGTTGCCTGAAAGGGTCATTGCATTTGCTTTACTTTTATCGCTGTTTCGATTGCTGGAAGGATCAATTGCAAGTTCTGACCGTCTGTTTTTTGAACCAGCAACACGCTTCATGAGGTCTTCGTAAAGATCTGGTCTATCAGACAACAAATCTTTAAGACTGTTACCTTGTTGGTCTTGTACATCTTCTGGAATTGCTGTTCTAGAATCAGCCGTTTTAGCAGCTTCTACGTTGGCTCTAAATTCTGGAGTAATCTCACTTGAACCAACTATTGAACCAATATAACCACCACTTCGTGATGGCGCTCCTTTAATAGCATCTGTTGCTAATTTTGGTACTTCACGTTTATCTTCTGTACTCATTTTACTAAGAACTTCGTCTCGACCAAGTGCTGTTTGAACAGTTCTTACAGTTGCTTCAACTTTGCCACCAATTGCTGCAGTTGAACCTCCAGAAATTTCAACACGTTCAATGGGTTTGCCAACATCACTTTGAGTAAGTGCTGTACTTTGATCTTGGATAGCACCCTTTGACATGCCTGGAAGGGGGGCACCTTTTCCAGTTGACCCCTTACCTTGACGCATTTCATCAATTAAACTAATTGATTCCGCAGCTCCTAATGCTTCTACAGCTTGGTCTTTATTTCTTTTTGTTGATTTATCTATTGATTTGGCTAAACTTCTAGTGTCTCCAAGGGAACTGGCGCGAGGAACACTTTTAGATATTAATTTTTTAGTTACGGGATCACGACCTGTAATAACAAAACCCTTGCTGGGGTCTGCTGTGCGAATTTTTGATTGTATTACTGGAACTTTTTTACCAGTAACCGCTGCAATATCTTTTGCTTCTTGTGACTGGTCTTCATCATCTGTAAAGAAGCGTTGGCGTGTTTCTGCTGATCTGTTGTCTGTGGCAATACGTCCTGATTGAACACCTGCAATGACTGAAGAGCGCGTGCGTCCTTGATTAACTTTTGCGGCTCTTTTACTTTCTGCAACTTGTTTAGAACTACGCGCCTTTTTAGGTCCTAAAACGCTTACTCCGGTATCTTTGGTTTCTTGTACCGCGTCAAAGTTGACTCCACTGTCTACCATTGCGCCAGCAAGAGATACTACAGTGCCTAAAGTTTGAGCATCGTCAGAAAGTCCAGAAGATCTACCAGGCCCAGAGCCAGCCAATTGGGTTACTCTGTTTTCTTGTGGAATAGTAGCTGATATTAAATCTTTGTTTGTACTTTTCTTTGCGTAACCTTCGTCACCTGCAAGAGTTGCACCGCCAACAACGTTTCCACCCCTGCGTTCAGCCTTTGTTGGTTTAGCAACACGTCCAGCACGAGGTGCGCCAGATTTAGTTACGCCAGCTTTTCGGTTACCCGACCTAATTGGTTTAGCCAGTTCACCTTTAGTTGCTTTACGATCTGCCATTTTTACCTCACAAAGATAAGAGAGTTACATAAATATTACCACTTTGTGGCATAACTAAATTTTTCAGCGTGCTACTGGTTTAAATGTAATAGCTGAAATAGTTTCGCCGTTTTCACCTTGAATATCGTCAAAGCCAATAACAAATAGTAAGTCAATACCACGGGGTGCTACAAAACCACGAGCAATAGCACAAGCTTTAGTGGCTTGGTTAACTGCGCTAGCTCCAATGGCACGAATCTTGGGTGAATGCCCTGCTACTACTGAACGCGCAACAATAGACCCAACACTTTGGGGGTTGCTAGTTCCTGATACTTTGACAATATCGTCAACTGGTTGTTCTTGTGACATGATTTACTCCGTATTAAACAATAGTTACTTGTTTAATATTACGAGTAACCAGCCTCTTTTAGTAGTTCAACCAAGTCAGATAACCTAAGCACAGCATATGAATCACCAACTGCTTTTTCACCTTTACCAGGACGTTTAACAACCAATGCAGGTAGTGCACCCTTTAAGTTTTCAGCTTGTTCTACTGTGTCGTTTAGCCATTTACTAAGAGAAAATGCCTTTTGATTTTTGCACTGTACGGCAACTTGACGGTTTTCTCTATTCCTAATACCGTTGATATCTCCAGTGTCACCGCCACCCTTTAAGACGGTACGGTGGGCTACCGGGAAACCGTTATCATTAAGATACGTTCTTATGAGGGTTTCAAACGAGGTTCCCTTTTGCTTAGCGGGGTTAGCCATGTTTAATTGCTTCCCTAATCTCAATCAATAGTGCTTTAATCTCTTTAAGAGTTTGATTTACTTCGTTAATAGGACCAACAGAAGCTCTAGCGTTACTCTCTTGACGCATGCGGTCATTCATTTCTCTGGCTGCTTTAGCGCCTTCTTCTTGCCAAGTCATGTCAGTTATCAAAACAAGGGGTGATATGTGCTTTGACTGGCTTATCCCAAAAATAAGGATTTTGATTAGAGGGATATAAAGTAATTTCTGGGTTTTTATCGTCTACTGCTGGGATTCCAGTTTGGTCTACATTAAATTGTTCTAAATCACACCCCAAAATTCTGCTTGCTGCCCTTGCATACTTTTCTTGCATTGTTTCCATATTATGCTCCAAATCGTGATGTACGTTGTTCTTTACTATGTAAACCAATCCTACGACTAAGTTCTCGTGAAAGCAACTGTGCCCCACGTTCACAGGACTCAAACATAGTTTCAATAAGCTTTCGGTAGGCGCGAGCAATTTGATACTTTTCTTGCTGGTCTACTACTCGGGTATCTACATCTCGCCTAGCCTTAGCGATTGTAACCCTATCTCCCTTGGCATCAGCACCCCATTGTTCAATAAGAACTCTGGCTTCTAGTACGCGACAAGTGCTAAATTCTTTGTCTTCATCAATCTCAGATTTTACTAGTTCCGCCTTAGCATACGATACCCAAGCCATAAATCTTGCGTAAGACTCCATAAGGGCTGGGTCTGACATGTCATCTAAGTCAAATGGGATTGTAGGGATTTGCTCGTCTGGACGCTGTGGCAATGAGAACTTGCTATTGAACTTAATAATAGCTGGATGGTCTGGGACTTCTCTAGTAATAATGCGAGTCATTGCCAGCACTCCTTCTTATACGGGCAAAACTTACAACCTGAACAAGAACTACCTGTTGCCCAATCTGGACGCTCTGGTGTTGTCTCGTTTTCAAGATGTGCAATTACAGTTTTGCAGTTTTTTAAGATTGGCTCCATTACATCAGGGTTGTATTTAACTACAAACTCTTTTACTTCTTGAGTAGGTTTCCACTCATAGATAAACACCATGGTGTCAATGCCTGTGCAATACATATAAATGTTTCCTTGACGGATATGGGAAGCAAAAGGTGTTTTGATTTCTTTCCATACTTTGTCAATTGTTAGCTCACCTTTGCTGTAGTCCATAAACAAAGATGGCTTTTCAAACCTAACTGTGCCAATACCTACGCTCTTGATTTCAATGAGCGCCGTTCCGCTTTTATCATGTATCTCTCCATCTGCGTGCCCGAGTATCCGGTGTTCATCATTAGATAGAGGAACCTCGCCGTACTTAACCCGATCAGACTTACAGCTAACACAAGTACTAGGGGAAACATCAATCCAAACAACGCCACATGCTTTACAAGTCCAGACACCTGAAAGGATGCCTGCTTTCCATAACCACGTTTGCCATTTTTCATGAATAGCATTCCCTTCGGCAAAGATATTTAAACGACCAAAAGCAACTGATTCGTCTGCCCCTGGAGCATCATTAATCTTGTATACAGCAGCACGAGCACACCAGTCTTTTTTAGATAATTCACTTGGGTGTAAATGCTTGGTGTCTCTGTGTGAGTTTTTTAAGGCTGCTTCTTTTGCAACTACTTGTTCTACAATAGGAAGCAATCGTCCTTTGGTCCGCATCATTGCTTTGTAGTCTTGCATGTTCCATGGGATGTCACTCATTGTTCTCCAATAATCATTTGGAAGTCTGCTTCATTAAGAATAACGTAATTACGCCCGCCAATATCGAACTGCAACACAGGAAGCCTATCTTCAAGTACAGCACGCTGTGTTAACTCCTGTAGTTCTTTGGCCTTAATTGAATAAGACTTTTCGTTGTATGTCAATTTGTTTTCTATAAGCATGTCATGAGTGCGTACGTCGTTCTTGCGCATCCATCCAGAACCAGATCCCGCGTTACGACTACCATTGTAAGCCTTAGCGGAACGTAACTCCTGCTTTTTGGAGTCTTTCATTATCTGGCGTTGTTTATCTTTTGGGTCTTCACGACCTAAAATCATAGGAACTTCTCAGTAGCTTTCTGTTTAAGTGATGCTTGTAGTTCTAGGTCTTCTCTGACACCTTGTAGCAAAGCATCTTTACCTTGCCACTTTTGGCCTTCGTAGTTGTAATAAGCACCACCACGGCTAATCACTTCTGTAGAAATACAGATGTTAACAATGTCTTTAATAGTGTCAAAATCTCCAAGGGAGAACCCATTTGAGTCAGTGAAGTAAAAATCTACCTGTGCCACTTGCTGTGGGCGGTAGGTTTTGTTCTTCATAGTACGACCACGAATGGTTTGACCTACTGGTTCGTCTTTTTCTTTAATCCATTCATCACGCTTTACTTCAACGCGACAGAAGTAATGGAAGTTCTTGGCTCTACCCCCTGGAGTTGTACGGGGATCTCCATACATAACACCAATCTTTTCACGCCATTGATTAATGATAAGACCAGTACAACCACGGTCCTCATTAACCATAGAACGCTTCTGTGCTTTAGATGACTTACGAAAGAACTTGCCAGTAAGTCGTGCACCAAGCCCCATTTGGAACTCTGCCATGGTCTTCTCATCTTCGTCACCAGGCACAAGTGCTGGTAAAGAGTCAAGAACAATGCAGTCAACCGCACGGTTCTGCATGGCCCTAATGATTAGATCGTAGGCATGTTCCATAATGTTGGTTTCAACAACCCACAGACGCTCTAAGTCAACACCAATTGCTGCAGCGTATTCAGGGACAAACTCTTCTGCCGCAACCCACATGGCAATCCATTCAGGGTCTAACGCTTGGTTAGCCGCAATAGTCTTATAAGCAACTGCTGTCTTACCTGATGACTCATCACCAATAATCTCAGACCACCGGTTCATAGGCCAACCACCGCCAAGCATTAAGTCATAGGCAAGAATGCCAGTTGTAATGCGTGGCAGTTCTTCTTTAACGCGATTACCTTGGACAATGATGTCTTCGCCGTACTTCTTATTGATAGACGCAATAATAGACGCAAGCGTCTCATGTTCTTCGATTTTCAATTTGTGCTCCTAATTAGACAGCCCAAGAGGACTGCGAACCTTGATCATACATACCGTTCCAACCACACTCAAAACATCGTGGTGCTGGGTTGTTTCCTGAAATCATGGTGTTACCACCTTTGGCTGTGCGGGCAAAGATGTTTTGGCTACCGCAATCTGGACAAAACATGTCTCCTTGCCTTCTGGCAGCTTCCCCACCTTTCCATAAACGAATTGCGTCACCCATAGAAACGTTTTCAGTAGGTGCACGATTTTCATCAAGTACACGTTGCTGTGTTTGCTGTGGCTGAGGTTGTTGCTGCTGTACTGGTATCTGAATGGAACCAAAACGTGCTGGAGGGGTGATAGGGGGTGAAGAGTGGCCGTCCTGCCGTGGGGCAGTTCGGGGCGTTGGATTTGATAGTTGACGTGACCACCAGTCATTCATTTTCGTAATCCTCTTCTTCGTCGTCTTCGTCGTCTTGGCTTGCAAAAGTTAAAAAGTTAAAAATGGCATAGCTGTTATCCGCAACGATCTTACCTTCATTTTGTTCTGGAAGCAACAACATATCATTGTCTACAAGGTGGGAAACTAGCGCCATTCCAAAAGAAAGTATTACGTTTTTTGTGTTTTCAAGTTCAGAGTCAGTTAGTTCATTGTGTACTTTAACAACTTCAAGCATCCACTCAGAACAGTTTTTGGTTGTTTCAAAAATGCCCATGCTGGCAAGGACTACCCATTTGTTAATAATGTCCATGATTTCGTTTTCCTGCACTTCTGTTGAAGGTACGGAAAAACCAGCGGACGATGCAATCTTTTGGCCTTCGGCAATTGAAAGAGACAAATAGAAGTTTCTTTTGTCTATGGGGGTGTAAGACATGTTAGCCACCTTTTGCCTCGGCCCAACTGGATGCTGCGTGGCCTGATACCTTCAATGGTATACCTTCGTAAACAACTCCGTCTCCCATAGCCTGTATCATTACTGGGAATATGTCAGCAGATAACTCTGATCGTGTCATAACTAGCAATTCGTCATGAACTTGTACCAGCATCTTTGCTTCAAGCCCTGATAGGGCTTCGTAAACATCAATCATTGCTTTTTTACAGATGTCAGCAGCTGATCCTTGGACAACTGCATTTACTGCCTGTCTTTCTGCTCGTGCTTTCAAATTGTTATCTGACGAGCAAAGGTCTGGCAAATGCCGGCGTCTTCCTGAGATTGTTGATACATACCCCTTGGACCTACCCTCAGCAATGACCTGTTGTTTCCATTTAGTAATACCTGAGAATTGTTGGTAGTACTGATCAATCACGTGTTTGGCGTGATCTTCAGTAATGCCAGTTGTACGAGCAAGTTTTTGTGAGCCACCACCATAAGCAGTAAGGAAGTTAACCCCTTTACCAAGCTGTCGTTCTTCTGACGTAACGTCATTAACGTCCTTACCTAATACAAGTGCGGCTGCTCCTGCATGAATGTCTTGGCCTGTAAGAAAGAACTCGCTCATCTTGGGGTCATGGGAAAACATGCACATAACCCGTAGTTCAATTTGGTCGTAGTCAGCAACTAGTAGTTCATACCCTGCTGGTGCTCTAAACAAGTTCCTCACTGTGCTGTCACGGGGTATGTTCTGTAAGTTAGGGTTGCTAGAGGATAGGCGACCAGTTGCAGTTCTGTGGAGGTGAAATGACGGATGGAGTCTTCCCTGATGTAGTTTTGGTAACAAGCCATCAACGTACGTTGTAACTAACTTTTTTGTTTCTGCCCACTCAATGAGCATTGGAACAACTGGGTGCTTAATCTCAAGTTTGTGTAAGGCTTCTTCATCTACTGAAGCGTTACCACCAGGGGTTGTCTTTACTGACTTGAGGCCAAGCCCACCCTCACGCTTCTTGTTAAACAACAACTGTTGTTTGTGCTTTGAGCTATCGGGGTTAAACCCTGGAGGGGCGTAGTCATTAATGTCTAAAAGTATTTCATTTAGCCTGATCTCAAGACGCTTACCCAAGGCTGTCATCTCGCGTTGGTTAACTGGAATACCCGTGTCTTCCATCTCCATAATTACCCGTAAAACCTGCATGTCCTGGCGCAAGCAATGTAGCAACTCAGGTACGTGTGTTATCTTTTTATATAACACCTTGTATAAGAGCCAGGTCCAACGTGCGTCTAAGTGCACGTAATGTAGAGCTTTTGAAAAAGAAACCTCAGTGATGATTGCGCCTAACTTGCCGTCACGGTGGTAGGCACTAAACCCCTCAAAGTTATGGGAAATCAAATGCGCAAGGTTGTACTCCATCAAGTTCTCATTAACAATGTGCTGCATAAGCATCGTGTCAAGAAAAGGACCCTCAGGTAAGTCACCGCCAAAGTATTTACGAACTGAGCGTGCGTCAAACTTTACGTTGTGCCCAATCTTAACTATGTCGCTAAAGAATAGTGGTCGAAGTGTACTAAATACTTCTGCCGGAGTTAACTGCTTTGGAGCAGGGCTAAACACTGCTGGTTTAAAGTACCTGGCTTTAGCCATGGACTCTTTGCCAGTAGAAGTAAATTTACGATAGCCAGGAGGCGGTACTGTAGAGCCATCTCCTCGTTCTTCTGGAATTATTACCTCACCGTTGGGGTGGCCCATGGGAATTGCCCATGATCGTCCCTCTGTGGCAATGGCAATCCAAAACACGCTGTTACGAAGTGGGTCAAGTGCGAGCATGTTTTTCCAACGCCCAACAATAATTTCCCTAGCCCGTGCTAGTACATCTTCGCTGGTTGTTTTTAGGGTAGCAAGATGCTCTTGCCATTCCTTTTCAATCCACTTTTCAACGTCAGGGTGGCGATCAACTGATCCGTATGTTTCAACGTCAAATACAAAAGCGCCGTGCTCTTGTACTACCCGTACAATTTCTTCTAGTTCTTCTACTGTAGATACAAAGTGAGGGGCATTTCTGCCCCCCACTTCAAACGCATTATGCGCCATAAATATCAGTCGTCCAGATCCTCAAGAGCGATCTGTTGTAGATCCTTGCGGGAAGGAATCTGAATGATATCCGGCGTATAGGACTTGTTTTTGAAGTCTTTAAGTTCTTCAACGGTTGGCTCAGTGAGGTTCCATTCTTCAAGGTCACGATCTTTTACCAATTGATGGTTGGTTGCAGACGTTGCGCCTTTGCCTGAACGGCTGACTGCCCAAAAGTGCTTTGACAAAGGTCCCTGGCGGGGATCGTTGTGGAAGTTCTTAAGTTGGTCAATTACTCGTGGTCCTACTTCGTAAGACTTAATGCTTGCTTCGCTGTCTGCGCTTAGCAGAACAACGTTAAACGCAAACCGTGTTGACGGCCTGCTACCTGCGTCGCAAAGTGGGCAACCCTTAGGGTCAATATCCGCAATGCAAGTAAATGACTTCTGACCTGAACGCTCTACCCAGTGTTGGCGGTAAGAGGCGTAAGGCTCGTCTTCAAGGAACTTGACTACGATGGGGTCTTCTACAACACGCAAGCGTTGTGCATAGGGTGAATCCGCATGCTTAACAGAATCTGCTGCACCCCAACCACGACGAATTACTCGTGAGGCTGAAGCTGGTCGCTCTTCTGTTTCTTCTTCTTCAATGTCTTCAACTACTAACTTGGCTGTCTTGGCTGCACGCACTGGTGCCTCTTTAACAAACTCGTTTTCGTCATCTTCGTATCTGCTCATGATGTGTGTTTCCTTAATCGTTGGGCCATTGGTTTTTGATGTGCTGTCTGAAGCCATCCCAGTTGGCCTTGGCTGGGTTGTCTATCTCAAACCGCAACAGCGCGGTTAGTAGAAACTCTACTTGCTCTAGCGAGTAAAGCCTACGTCCTTTTGCAACTTTTCCAGGAATTTGTGTTCCTTTAGGTGCTGGTGTTCGGTACTTGGCTTTAGGTAACCAACCGTTTAATTCCCATGATCTAATTGTAACGGGCTTACGGTTAACTGCTTTAGCTAATTCACCTACTGTAAAAAACTGTCTATCAACGCCGTTAATCTTCATAATCTTTGACTTAGCGCCATTAAGTCTGTCCTCGGCTAGCGGGTCTTTTGAAACAATCTTCCTATTTTTAGGAGGCGTTTTTCCAGGGAAATCTGGGAGACTGTTAAAGAATTCAAGAGGATCACGATTCATTAAAGTATTCTTCATCCAAATCTATAATGACCGCTTTAAGTAATTCAATCTCTTCGTTTAAAGCACGAACTTTGTTTGCCAACATTTTGTTCTCAACCAAAACCATGTCTTTGGCAGGCAAATTAGGCTTGTTACTTTTAGGTGGTTTTTCGTAAATGTTGTGAATACTACTCATCGTCGTAACTCTTTTGGTCAACTACTTTAAAGGCCCATGATTCTTTTTCGGTATAAAACGAAGAAATCATAGATTCGTGTTCTGGGTGTGACCAGCCATATTTGAGGATTTCATCTTCGCTAGTAGTTTCTACTACTACTTTAATTTCATCCCAGATACCAAGTTCTTTAGCCCATTCTTTGGCTGCTTGGAGATCAAACGATTTACTTACGCGGCGCTCATGTTTAACCTGGTTATCTAACCCAGGCAACCATAAGTGCCCCCTATCATCAGGGGTGCCATGTGCTTTTACTAAACGAGTTAGTTCTCTTTTAAACTCATCAACCCGTGCCTGCACTTTGTCTGCCATGTGTTTTGAGTTTTTATACTCATCAATTAACCGACTAACAATGTCTTTGTCAACTTTTTCTGACATTTTAAACCTGTGATTCTCTTAGGAAGGATGTAAGACTACCTAGCATTATGTCAAAACCACCACGAATGTCGTGATGTTTACCATCTACAAAAGCTTCATTGATTGAGCGTTTTTGTTGAAGCATTTCGTACTGTCGCTCTTCAATAGAACCTTGCATGACGAACGTGGCAATCGTAACATGGGAGAACTGAGAAGACAACCTAATAATACGGGCTTCTCGTTGTTCTAGCTTTCCGCTACTCCAGGGCAAGTCATAAGAGATTAGGTAGTTAGCCATTGGTAAGTCAACTCCGTAACCACCAGCATCTGATGATAAGAAGAGCCGAGTGTTAGGGTCGGTGCCGAATTGTTGTTTAGCTTCGTCTTTTTCTTCTGATGACATGTCTCCTGTAAAAAGCACACTATTAGTAATGCGTGAGGTAGATGTTTTTATTATTTTTAAGTTTTCTTTGAAAAAAGAAAAAAGTACAACTTTGTTTTTTGGATCTTCGTCAAGAACTTGACTGATGTAATCCATAACTGCATCTAGTTTTGGGGAACCAAGGTTGGGAGTTACAAAACCCCTTTTTGTAATGGCGTCCGCATAAGCACTACCTTGGTTAGGTTTGTTTGGGTTGGCGTAAACCGCAGCTGAGTTTAAGACCAACTTGGGGTTATCGCATAGCATCCGTAATACAGTTAAACGTGACATTATCTGACCCTGAGCCTCATTAGAAGCTGGATCGTTATAGTGTTTCCATAGGTTAAACCCAGCACCATGGGTGTTGAGGACTTTTTGAAGCTCATTAAGAAGATCAGTTGATATGGTCCTGTAGAGACTTGCGCCTGCTGCATCAAAAGGAACTGGGATAGTTTGGTAAATGATGTTAGGTAGCTGGTCCGCAATGTCTTCTCGTGTTTTGCGAACCATACAGTCGCTCATTGACTCGTGCAGAGACTTAAGGTTTCTGTACCTAGTGGCTTTGCCGTAATGGTCTCTAACAATAAAAGTCCTGTCAAATAGGTCAAACCGGCCAAGTACGTCTGGGTCAACAAACTCCATAATGGAGAACAACTCTTCTGGTCTGTTTTCAATTGGCTGGCCTGTAAGGGCAAACCTATAATGTACCCTTTTTCCAATTTTCTTAATCATCTTTGAGCGTTTGCTCACTCTGGATTTAATGATGGTTGCTTCATCAACAACTACGGATTGAAAGTTAACTTTAAGGCAATGAGACGAATCTCGTATAAGTGTCTCAGGGTTAACAATAATGTACTTTGCCGAAAGGGTTGCTCTCCATGCCTTTTCTCTTGTTTTGGGTGCCCCATCAATAACAACGACTGTTGAGTTTGTAAACCGCTCAATCTCGCGCTTCCATTGATACTTGAGTGATGAAGGGACTATGACCAGGCACTTGTCAACTTCATTGGCTTCCATGAGCTGTTCAATACAGGCAATAGTTGTAACGGTCTTACCTGCGCCCATAACAAGACCTAAGAGCATTTGACCACGATCAACCATACGGTCAACTGACTCCTCTTGGTATGGGTAAAGTTTTCCGTTAAACATTAGCCAATCCAGGGAGGTACTACTGTTGCTGTAAGTAGCCCTTCTTCAATCTCTTCGTCTGTCATGTCGCCTATATCTTTGGCTTCGGTGTTGCTATAGTTCCACCACTTAATGCCTTTGCGGGGAGTGCCCATAAACTTGTAAAGCTTTTTACTGGACTCAACGCCGGCTTGGTCGTTGTCCATTGCAACAACAACTGAGTCAGCAACATATAAAAGTAAATCCATTTGAGCCCTGCTTACTTGTGCACCAAATGAAGCTAAAGCACTTGGCTTAGAAAAGACATCTGCAAACCTTACAATGTCTAAAGGAGATTCTACCAGAACGGCTGTTCGCCCACGGAACCTTTCAATACCAAACAGGGTTTTACCCTTTTCTACCCCAACAGGAAAGTTGCGTACCCAACCTGGTTTCTTCTCTTGCCAACCCTTAAGTTGCCCAGTTGCTGAGATGATAGGTAGGGCCCATGTCTTGTTGTTTGTGTTCCACCTAACGCCATGCCTGTACACAAGTTCTGGGTCTAGACCTTTAGACATACAGCGTTTGTCAGAAACGCGATCAAATTTTAGAAATGCCTCTGGGTTTACAAGTGGGGTAAGTTCAAGTGGTTTAGGCCCATCTGTTAAACGCTGCATTCCAGCAGTAATGAGAAACTGCTGTGCTGATATAGAGCTGTCACCAATTAACTGGTAGAGCAGGGACGACAGGGTGCCGCGAGCACCACAAGAAAAGCAAATCCATAATCCACTAGAGGCATTGATGCTCCACGAGGGTGAATTATCAACGTGACCAGTTGTATGAATATGCACAGGGCATTTGCCAGTAATCTCTTTGTCGCCAACTTTAGATATCTCTACACCAGCTGTTTCAAGGATTAGAGCAACGTCAGTCGAAAGATGGGTGGAAATCTGTGCCATCCTGATGAACCTCCTCAAACTCCATTGTTGTCCAATCCCATTTAATGTGGACTTCACCATTTGGCGAAGACCTTGCAAGTACAACTCTGATGATTGCTTGATCATCCATGTCTGGGTTGCGCTCAACACCAAGGATTAAATCAGCGTCTTGTGCAAATGAGGAGGTGTAGCCAATCGCGTCTGCAGTTACTGCACGTGTCTTTTTGTTACCAAGCTTCCAAGAGAGTACTTGTGTTGTGGCAACTACGGGAATGTCAAACCTCTGTGCAAGACGCTTGAGCGAACGAGTGATGTTCGTAAGTGCTTGTGGGCTACCTTTTGCCTCACCCTCTTCATCGTCCATCAAGTACACGCCGTCTACAACTAGCAAGTCCGGTTGATACTCTTGTACTTTTCCAGCAAGTCCGCTAACTGTTGTTAAAGAAGCGGTGTCCTCACTAAACACAAAAGGTTGCATGTGCTTACGAACGGTTAATGCTTTACGGATTTTCTCCATGTCCTTGTTGGTTAGGTCTCCTGCAAGGATGCGACCATACGGCACTTTTGCAATCAAAGCGTCGTAGCGAGCTTCTTGCTCTTCAATGCTCATTTCAAAAGACACAAAGAGAGGACGTTTGCCGTAGATATGTGCTGAGTTAGCAACAATCAAAGCAAACAAAGATTTACCACGCTTAGGTTCACCTGCAAAGACAATGAACTGCTGTGGACGTAGGCCATGCGTAATTTTGTCAAGACCATGAAATCCTGTGGGGATACCACGTAGTGCGTTTGGCTGTAGACGCATTTCTTCATAGCGGTTAAGACGGTTCTCGTAGTTTTGAATAATATCTACGTCACGCAATCGGGAAGCTTCAACACTTGCTTTCTGTAGGCCCGATGCAAGTGTTGACATTGCTTTGTCAATGTCGTCGTCATTAAGTGCGTTGATTGCTGGCTGTAGGGCATCCAACATGCAACGCTTGCGGTAAGCATCAAAGATTTCATCAAGCAGTCTTGAGAAAGGTTCGTCCTTAACATCATGCAAAGTGATACCACCAAATTGCTGCATGAATACACGCTCAGTAGGAACAGATCCGTGCGCACGTTGGAACTCTAAAATCCATTGCCACACACCTTGCCACTCACCAGTTAGGTGATCTGGCTTTAGTCCAGCACGGATAGGTATGTTTGTTTCTTTTTCAAGAATGATTTTTGAAACTAGGTAAAGTTCGCTAGATGCCATCAGAGTCTCCAGGCGGATTTGGGGCTAACTACTGTGGCTCGCATGCCGAGTGTGTAAGCAATTTCCTTGTTTGGTGTGTAGACAACTTTTATACCACGATTAAATTTAAGGTCTTCAGCATATAGTTCAGGTGTGTCGTAATGAACTACTGCTAAATGAATTCCTTTGCGTACTAACCATCTGTACATAGGCTCAGTAGCGTCTGCGTCAAGGAATGTAATTATGTCGGTAGCAATACCCATCCTTTCGGATGAATCAATTAAGGATTTTAAAGGTAGTTCGTTTGGTGTCCACAACTTTAATGCGTCATCCCAAGAACCGCGACGAATGTGGTACTTCTCTTTAATAAGTGCAACACCTATAGGCGGTGATGCTAGGACTCCCTCAAACACGCATGCTTGTCCAATACGAGAACTAACTCCAATGTCTCCGGACTCCATCACACAACCTTGACTTCTACCATGTCAAGGACTGCACTTTTAACACGGTCGCCATAACGACGTGTAAAGTCAGAAGCTCCAAGTGTTGTTGTAATAATGGTTGTCCGCATGTCTTCGTGGCGACGACGAATTAAACTACCAATTTCATGGATTGAGAATTCTGTTTCTCGTTCTTGGCCAACCCCATCAAGTACAACAATGTCAAAAACTCCTTGAATGTATTTGATCAAATAGGGGCTTGAATACATTTCAGGAAGAAGATTGTCATTGTCAAACTGGTCTTTAAGCATCTCAATGTATCTATCGGATGTGACAAAGCGACCTGACAAAGGGTTATCTAACACTAGGGCTTTTAGAACTGCTTGCGCCATTGTTGACTTGCCAGTTCCTGGCTTTCCTTGAATAAGGATGCTGTCGCCTTGTTTGTAATCCATAACCCATTTTGCAATTTTGGGGTTAGTTATATCTTCACAATCAGAAAATCTTCGGGGGACTTTAGAATGAAATAAACGCTCTTCAGAAGAACGGTTACGCCACCACGCTGCAGATTTCCAATCAGTTGGTGTCTGGAAGGTTTGGTTCATTGTGGTCCTCGTTGTGTTTGTTGTAAGTGCTTTTGATTATGTCCCAAAATTCTGCATTATCTAGCTTGCGTGTGTGAACGACATTTTGATGAATATTCAAGCCTGCTTTGGTTGTGAACTGGGCTTTGCACTCTACACAGTTGTGCATCTTTTCCACCTTTTTTTGTGGACGAGTACAAAAAACTTCTGCAGGAACTGCTGAGTCAAGCGAGTGCTCAAACCAACTTTCGTACTCTTCGGGAGATTCAAAGTTCTCATGTACCCATTGAGCAAATATTAAAATGTCATGTACGGTTTCAAAAACATACATAGGTTCATTTTCGTGCATGGGTACTCCTTCGATAGTTATACACAGCCTCAAGTATTGATCCCGCCGCAGGACGTAGATCTTTATTTGAGGTTTTGTACAGTTCTGATGGAAGATTAACCGAAGACAACGTGTCGTGAAGTTCGGTTAAGTCCCCGTCTTCTTCTCCAGATAAAACCCTTACAAGAGAGTTTAGCGCACATAGCGTTGTGGTAAATCTTGTACTTGGTACACCATTGTTGATTTTAATAAGTTCTGCCACAATTTCGGGATAACGGTAGCAAATGTCAATACCGTGACGAATAATTTCACGCTTTAGTAACTGGTCGTTTGCGTAATCCCATGGCAAATCAATACCTACGCGTTCAAAGTCACTCATCATTAATGCAAGTACTGGATCTTCTGTGGCAACTTCAGTATCAACTTGGTCCATGAGTTTTTGTTGAACTGCCTTGTTGGTAAAAGTTAAAATTGGTGTTTTTGAATTACGCCAGTGCTCAACGTCAAGGAACCGTTTGATCATTTGTGAAACCGTAAATTCGGTAAGGCCAGAGTTCCTTAGGGTGTTAATGGTCTTACGTAAGATAATAACTTCCTTATAAGAATAACTTTGGTTCATGATTGTACGTGGGTCACTTATGAACTGAGTGACAAGGCTGTTGACATTCCTTTGAGTCTTTTTGACCTTTGTTTCTACTTCCACTTTGTCCTCTTCTGGGTCTCCACCTAAGATCATTTCTTCCTCCAAGCCGCCTGCGGCCCTCTTTACCTTATTAGTATCTATATCTATTACTTCTATAGAGAAGTCACGTAATCCGCAAGCAGTATGGGCCAAACGTGGTTTTGATAGGGTCACGGCTGACCCCATCATAGGGTCACTGGTGACCCCATCTACCCACTTATCCACAGCCTTAATGGGGTCACGGTTGACCCCATCTACTGGTGCGTAGTTAACTGTATAAACATTTACCGACGGCTTCTTTCTTCGTCCAGTTGTAATGATTCCATACTCTTCAAGCCACCTAAGTGATCGCTTCACAGTCTCTTTAGACAGTACAGAGTACTCAGCTATTTGTTGAACGGAGGCGCTAACTTCTTTAGTGCGTCGCTCCATAAGAGCTATAAGAGATAATAAGACTTGCATGTCTCGTCCATGGCCTTTGTCACGTATTTTTTCATGCGCCCACAAGGGAACGGCCAGAAATGGGCCTTGGAAATGGTTGGTGGTCATGGGTACAAGACTGTACACACTTTTGGGGTGCCTAGCAACTGAAGTTGCAAATATAAATTAACGATGCTACACTTTTGTACACCGGAAAGTTGGTGGTTCTCCTACCCGGTTGTAGGTCAACAAACGCCGGGGTCAATAGGGTACAATCTCTATTACCCCGGCGTTTGCCTTTATTTAGGGAGTTATTATGGCAGAGAAAAAGAAAGCACCATCTAAGAAAACAGCAGCTTGGTCACGTGCCGAAGGCAAAGACCGTAAGGG